CACCACAGCGTCCAGGCAGCATTGAACCCCAACAGCGATTCGCGTCTTTATGTTGCAGCAGCCGACGAAGCAAAAGCAAAGTTCATCCAGGCAGCAGACGACTCGTTCACAACAAACCCTGCGTTCTCGCCAGTTGCTTACGAACGCAATGTTGTTCAGGTCAACATTGGTTCACGTCCAGTCATTGACGCTTGCGGTGGTACTCGTGCCATTCCTGCCGCGGGCATGACGATTTCCATTCCAAAAATCACAACCAATGGTACGGTCGCAACCACCTCAGAAGGCGGAGCACCATCCGAGACAGGCATCGTTTCTTCGTATGTCAACGGAACAGTTGTAAAACTTGCTGGTCTTCAGCGTTGGTCAGTTGAACTGCAAGAGCGTTCAGACCCATCGTTTGCACAGATCATGCTTGACAACATGACTCGCTCGTACCGCAAGGCCACAGAAGTAGCAACCATTGCTGCAATCACCGCTGGTGGTACACAGGCAACAGCAACCGCAGCATCTGCTGCCGGTATCCAGTCTTTCGTTTCGACAGAATCAGCAGCTGCATATTTGGCAACTGGTGACGTCGTTGCGGCATACACCGCTGGTGTCAGCCAATGGTCACTCATGCAGAACGCAGTTGACGGAAGCAACCGCCCATTGTTCAACGCAGGACAGCCACAGAACTCAGCAGGATCAGCAGAAGCAACAACCTTGTTCGGCAATGTTCTCGGCGTCCCGTTGTACGTCTCTTCAAACATGGTCTCAACATCCATCGACGAATCAGCGTTTCTCATCGTGCCTTCAGCAATTGAAATTTTTGAATCTTCACAACTTCAACTTTCAGTGAATGTTCCGTCGTCAGGCGAAATTGAAGCAATGATTTACGGCTACTTCTGCCCGATCGTTACGATTGCTGGCGGTCTTCGTCGCTTCAACCTCACCTGATTCACAACTAAAAGAAGACTGGACGAACAATGGCTACCTACGATCTCGCGTTTCATACGCGCCTCGATGGGTACGCCGTTCTCCAGACTTTCGTTGAAACTGGTATCCAAGTCGGAGACTCCGTGACTATTGCAGGCGCAAGTCATGGATTCTCTGGCACGGCAACCATTGTCTCAACACAAGACTTCGAGTTCATCGGGGTATCTGACGAGGGCGACCTTCTCTTTGACTCCGATGTAATTCGTCTCTATCAGTTTCTCTATGTCAACGCAGGCGTCGACTTCCCTCGAGACACCGCTACCGGCACAGTCACATTTACCCCATCCGTTTCATGGATTAACGCAGCTGATGTCACCTCATGGCTCGGCATCGACGTCGCAACCGCCAACGACACGGCCTTCATCACGGTCTGCGTCAACGCTGCCAACAACTACATATTCCGCAAGCGTCGCGAAGCCGGATACACCGATTCGCAAACAACCGTGCCAGGTGCCGACGTCAAACTCGGCACAATCATGTACGCAGCAACCCTCTACCGCGAACGCGGATCAGCAGACTCATTCGCCTCATTCGACTCGATGTCTTCAATCCCAATCCCGTCAACTATGGGACGCATCATGGCTCTCATCGGTTGCGGAAGACCACAGGTCGCATAATGGCTGCAACAGGAATCCTTGTTGACGCAGTCAACGCAATCAAAACACAACTCACCGCTCTCGGTCTCAAGCCCGTAACAGATCCCCGAAACGCGCGCCCAATGTCCGTCATGATTGAACTCCCCGTCATGACCTCGTTTACATACAACGTCGGCGACTTTCGGATACCCGTCAGAGTCTTGGCAGCCCCTCCAGGCAATCAGGACTCAGGCGACTATTTGATGTCAACCGTTGACACCATCATGAACTCGCCCATCGCAGTTACAGACGCCCGTCCAGGCAATGCAAACTACGGCGGGCAAGATATACCCACATACGATCTCACGGTGGCAATCGCCGTGCGTAGAAACTAAGGAGCCACCAATGGCAACAGCAACATTCCTGTCAGGTGCAACCTGCAACATCACCCCCACAGGTGGAACCGTTTACGACGTCAGCGATCAACTTTCCTCATGTGAGGTTCTCGTGGGCTACGAGCTTCTTGAAAGCACATCGCTGTCTGATACAGGCAGGCAGGCAGTTAAGGGATTGCAGAGCGTCTCGGTCAACTTGTCGCTTTATCTTTCTTATGGCGTCGGAGAAATTGAAACACTCCTCAGCGCAATTATCACTGCTGGATCATGCACAATCGTTGTCTCTCCATCAGGGACGACAGAAGGCCCTGCAAACCCAGAATTTACAATTACGACGTGCACATTGGACGCCGCTCCGGTCATCATGTCGTCAATTGGCACCCTTGCCGTTGCCACAATTTCGTTCTCTAACGGCACATGGGCACGAGACATCGTCTAGAAAATAGAAGAGGGAAACAATGAAAATCCGATTACAAGTAACACCGATTGAAGGCGACCCATATGAAGTCGAAACGAATCTATTCGTTGTCGTCGCATGGGAACGCAAATTCAAACGACAGGCATCCAGTCTCGGCAACGGCATCGGAGCGGAAGACCTTGCATTCTTTGCATTCGAATCTGCTCGAGCTGCGGGAATCACAACTCCGCTCGCCTTTGACGACTTCATCAAGAAGACCAAAGCAATTGACGTCATCTCGGAGGAGTCGGGAAGTTTTACAGAAGCGGCAGTTTCCGACGCTCACTAGCGGAGGTTCTTGTCGCGACTGGCTACTGGACACCCGACATCCCATTCGACACCGACGACCTCTTCACGGTTGTTGACGTGTTGCAAGAACAAAAGAAATCACGGCAAAGACGATGACAACGAACACAACCATTGAGATTCAAGGACTCAAGGAAGCAATTCGTTCTCTCAACAAAGTTGAGCCTGGACTCCGCAAACAATTTGTCAAAGACCAAACCGCCATCGCACAGCCCGCCATAGACGAAGTAAAGCGCGGATACCAACGCGAGTATCTTTCGGGCATGGCTCGCAACTGGACTCAGAACGGCAGCAAAAAGTTTCCGTTCTCGCTTGCTCGAGCAATGTCAGGCGTCAAGTTAAAAGTCGACGCAAGCCGTGAGGCAACTTCCCTGATCTATATTCAGCAGACCAACGCTGGCGCTGCAATCTGGGAAGCAGCAGGACGCAAAACATCCAACAGTCTTGGCAACAATCTCGGCGACATCCCTGCACCAAACCATACGCGCAACCTCGGGCCCGCAGTCTTTCGAAAGCGCAAAGAGATTGAGCGCGAAATGCTTCAAGCGTCAAAAGAAGCGATGAGACTTGTACAAAAGGAACTTGACTAATGGCACTTGCAATTCCAATTATTACAGAATTTGACGGCAAAGGAATCAAGTCCGCCCTTAACGAATTTAAGAACCTTGAGACAGGTACAGAGAAGGTCGGCTTTGCAGCGCAACAAGCAGCCAAACTTGCCGTCATTGGATTCGCAGCGTTGGGCGCATCGGCAGCAGCTGCGGGAGCAGTCCTGTTCAAAGCAGCGCAAGCAGCAGCAGCAGATCAGGCAGCACAGGTTGAACTTGCCAACGCAATCAAAGCAAGCACGACAGCATCTGACTTGCAGATAAAAGGCCTGGAAGAATTCGTAGACAAAACTCAGAGGGCAACAGGAGTGGCGGATGACAATCTTCGTCCGGCACTCGGTCGTCTCGTCAGGGCAACAGGGGACGTCACAAAGGCTCAAGACCTGCTCAACCTCAGCCTTGATTTAAGCGCCTCAACAGGCAAAAGCGTCGAGACGGTGGCAAACGCCGTTGCAAAGGCTCAGGAGGGCTCGTACGGTGCTCTCGCCAAACTTGGCGTTGGCTATGACGCTGCGACATTAAAGGCAGCAGGGTTTGAAAAAGTCCAGGGAATGCTCGAGGAGCGTTTTGGCGGTTCCGCAGCAGACAAGGCAAAGACTTACGAGGGCGTAATGGCTCGCCTCAAAATCACCCTGGGCGAACTTCAAGAGTCAATCGGCTACAAGGTTCTTCCAGTCTTGACCGACCTCGGAGATTCCGCAGTTCGTATCGGTGAAGCATTTGGCAAGAAAGGCGCAGCAGGCGCAATCGCCCAACTCCGCACGGAAATTGTCTCTCTCGGTACCGACGGTGCAGGAATGAAAAACACGTTTGCATCTATCTATGACGCAATCGTTGGATTCGTCAACGGCGTACAGGCTGCACTTGCAATTCCGATGGCTGCAATTCACTTCCTTCGCACAGGTGATCTAGGGACTTACACGGTTAAAAAACTTCCGTCGTTTGCTGACCTCACTGCTGCAAGCCCAACTTCTAATCGTCCAATCACGACACAACAAGCCGAAGCAATGTTCACCAACTCATCCTCGTCAATAGCGGTGGGCGCAGCTCCCGCAACTATTCCTGCTTTGCCACCGAAAACAGTTAAGGCTCCAGACTCGGTTTTTGACAACACGTCAGGCAACGCAGGCGGATTCGCTAACGCAGGCATCGGCGGAATCGGGCCATTCGACAACCTCGTCATCAACCTCGACACCTCAGGATCACTTATCAGTTCCCCCGCGACGATTGGGCAGGACATCATCGACGCAATCTTGGCTGCACAACGTGACTCAGGCGTTGTCTTTGCACCGGCGGTCACTTTCTAATGACCGTCCCCACATACCAAGTCCTCGTCGGATTCCAGACGACTACAGGATTCGGTACACCCTTTCAACTTGACGATGCGTTCTATGGCGTTCTAGACACCGCAGGACGCGGAACTCTTGGCGGTGTCGCATACGCAGACCTCACCTCACTTGTTTTGTCAATCAACATCCGTCGCGGACGCAACCGTCAACTAGATCAGTTCAACGCAGGAACCGCACAAGTCGTGTTCAATAACAACTCTCGCATTCTTGACCCGCTCAATACGTCCTCAATCTACTACCCGTATGTCCTGCCTCGCTCGCCAATCATCATCTACGCCAACGGAACGCCCATCTACACAGGCTTTGTTGAGGACTGGAACCTTGACTATCAGAACGCGAACCAGGGTAGAATGGTTGCTCGGTGCGTTGACGCTTTCGGCACCCTGGCTAATCAGCAACTAAACGCCTTTACCCCGTCCGCAGAGTTGTCTTCAGCTCGCGTCAACACCGTCCTAGACCGCCCAGAAATCAACTATCAAGGCTCAAGGTCTATTGGTACAGGAACGTCCACTTTGGGGGCTTACGCGGTCGCTCAGGACACCAACGCGCTCAACTATCTTCAGCAGGTCAACACCTCCGAACAGGGGTACCTCTACACGGCAGCCGACGGAACTCTAACCTTCAAGGGGAGGTCGAGCGTTCTGAACCCTGTCTCGGGCGCGTCCTTTACGACGAACGGCACAGGCATCCCATACATGAGCCTCGTCAACCAATACGGATCGGAACTGCTCTACAACTACATCGTGACGCAATCGCCCGCAGGCGCGGCCCAAACCTCATCAGACGCAAACTCCATTGCGCTGTACCAGGCGCAAAACTACAACCTGCTAAATCTGCTGAACTCCACAACCGCAGAAGTCGCAGGGCTTGGCGCGTACCTTCTCGGAAAATATCGCAACCCCGTCGTCCGCTTCACGGGCGTCTCATGCGAACTTGCAGCTCTAACTTCGGCGCAATGGTCAACCATATTTGCCATTGACTTAACGTCAATCGTGACAGTACAAAAAGACTTTTCTACCGGTACACCAACCACAGAATCGCAGACCCTGATCACTTCAGGAATTGAACATAGAATCGTTCCAGGGTCTCACATTGTTTCGTACACTTTTGAAAGTACGGACGGCAACCAATACCTCACCCTCGACGATGCAATCTTCGGAACGCTCGACAACAATCTTCTCAGTTTCTAAAGGAGACAAATATGGCAAGCAACACAACATTCACATCAGGAGCAATCCTCACAGCTGCACAAATGAATAACCTCCCTTGGGGGATCGTGGCTGCAACCGCTGGAGGAACTTCAGGCAGTGGCTACATTCGCAACACCACAACAGCCGTAGCAATCACCGCAGTTGGTGGTGATGTGACAGGCATGACTGTTTCATGGACTGCCTTGTCAACTCGCATTTATAAAATCACTTTGACTTTGAATGACGTCTATACAGGCGCAGGCTTCAACCCTTTACTCATTGAAATAACAGATGCTGCAAACACAGTCAAATACCAAGCCCGTCGCCTTTTCCCTGCTGGCGATACCGATTCAATAACTCTTTCTTACATTGAAACGGGTATTTCAGGAACCATCTTGCGCAAAGTCCGCGCATACGGAATCAGCAACGCTGGAACCTTCAACACCAATGCTGGTTCAGCCCTTTCAACGTATGTCATTGAGGACATCGGAGCCGCATAATGCGAAATAGCTTGATTCTATTGGTCTTTTTAGCATCGCTTACCGCTTGCGCAGACCGAACACGTCACAATTGCGAAACCACAAAAGCAACAGGAACCTTTGAAAGACGATGCCCATGAAACTAGAAAACAGACTCACCAACGAAGAAATTAAAGCACGACTCATTCTTGTTGTCGGCGTAGGACTAACCGTCAGCTTTGTTCTCTCCATCATGGCTCTGCTTTTTGGATTGCTCTTTATTGTGCAGCCTGTGGAGCAATCACCGAACGATTCGGAGGCTTGGTCAATTCTTTCCCCAATGCTTATGACGCTCGCTGGCGGACTCATTGGTCTTCTTGCTGGCAACGGTCTCAAAGATAAACCGAAGGATCCGCCTGCACCATGAGCAACCGCGTCTATCCGTACTACCCGTCATGGGACGGCAAAGCCACTCAACCCGTAACGGCAAAACTTGTTGAACTATGCGAAAAGCGTTGGGGAACCAAGTCTCTCGGAACATACGTCAATCGTCCAATGCGAAACAACGCAGGCCTTTCCGTGCATGCCACCGGATACGCAGCTGACATCCAGTACAAAGACGAAGCGCAAGCGCGCGAGATGTGGGACTGGTTCCTTGCCAATTCAAAAGCCCTCGGACTCTGCGAACTGCATTGGTACGCCTACGGCGACTACGGCGCGGGCTACCGATGCTCAAGGGGCGAAGGAAAGACAGGGGTCAAGATCTACACCGCAACAGACAATGCAGGCTCGTATCAAGGCAACCCAAATTGGCTCCACTTTGAAATGGCAAAGCAATCCGCAGAGGCATTTGAGGCCGCATGGCGGGCATTGCCGAAACCATAAATCGCCCGAAGAAATCACCCTCTTCGCGCTAGACCTCGGGACTGACTGTGTTTCCCTCATTGGTTCCGAGGTCGAATCCGCCACCTAGACGCTTCTCTGTGTTACAACATTCAGACCAGTCGAGCGAAGGGAAACGCCATGACCGATACACAATTTATTTACAGTTTCATTATGGGATGGGTCAGTTGCTGGCTATTCCTCAAAATGATGGCAAACCGATGATGCTTCCCTCATGGGGCTACATGCCGTTATGGTCTAAGGACAAACTAACCCTCGTCCAAATCTTCACGGATTCGGCAACAGAAGAGATCGTCAAAGTCACAGTCGCCACAAGGCGCGCTCCCTGGATGACCTTC